CTAAGGGGCGGTCGTTTCAGGGCACGCATTGATCGGGCTCCATGCCAACGTCGGAGCCGGGGGCTGGGCAAGACCCGTGCCAGCCACCGCTGCAGGAGGGTGAACATAATATACAGAATGGGTCAGTAGGCCCGCGCTAACCGTCTGATTTTGGGCGGTTTTTGCATTTCCGAGGCTCGGCAACGACAGCGCCACCAGCGCGACGACCGCAGCCGCCGCGCCCATTCGGTCCAGCATCAACCGCCAGAGCGCACGTTCGGTTGCAGTCGTGGCGCGCTCTGCATGAATCATGGCGATCCAAGTCGGGCCATCGAGCTTCGCCAGCGCGCAAATTTGCGCAATTCGTTCATCTGAGAGCGGCTTCTCGCCCGCTCGAGCCTTCGACAGCAGCTGCCTCTGAATTCCCAAACGAGCCGCCAAAGCGTTGTCGGACGGGATTCCCGTGCGTTCGCGGGCGGCATCGAGCAGTTCACCTACGGCGGTCATGGTGTCCTCTTGGTTGACAACGTGTGGTCCTTTTAGATTACATGCTCCGCGTGGTCCAGATGGACCACACCCGCCACCGGCGCCCCAAGGCCGCTGGCGGGTTCTCTTGGGGCTTGGGGTAGGGGAGTAGGGATGATCGATCCGTTCATTGCCTTCGTGCTGCTGGCGGCCATCGTGGCCGTATCCATTGGCAGCGCAAAACTCGTTTCGTGGTGCCTCGACCGGCGTGGGGAGTCCGCCCGTCGCAGCGCACACGAAGCGGCCTTCGTAGCCCAGGCACGCGCCGAACTGGCCGCAACCGGCTGGACCCCGAATCACGAAATGCTCTATCAGGCCGAAATCGCCGCCACCAAGTGCGGCGATCTGCTGGTCGCAGCTCGATTTGCCGAAGAGCAGGAGCGCGCTGCATGAGCAGGGGTCTCTCATTCGCCGAACTGGCGGAGTTCGATATGGGTCTTGCGGCGTGCGCCGCGCTCATAGCCGTTTGGCTGGGAGGCGCGTTGGTCTCCATCGTGATTGAGCAAGCATGGCTGGGGCTTCGCCGCCTGTGGAAGCTTCGGAAGGATCGCTCCAATGGCCGGTGAGCGCGCGGTGCTGGCCGAGTCGGGACTCCCCTCGTCTAACAGGGGAGTCAGTGAATTCAGGAACGCCGATGGAACCCTGACGGTCGGCATTGACTGGTTCTCCGCGTCCATCGATCTGCGCGCAGCGCTGGACGAACTCGCGTTCCGTGATGGCGACAGCTTCGAAGAGGTCCGGCAGTGGATCGAGTTCTCCCCGGACAACGCCCGCATCGCGGCCCTGCAGGTGTTCTGCTGGTTCTTCGCCGGGCTTGGCCTTGAACTGGATGAAACCGTGGGCGGCGGTCGCTTCTACACGTGGCGCATCAAGATCATCGACGCGGCCAAGAAGTTCGTTGGCATGATCGAACTGGGCGGCGAAGATTGCCGCCGTGCCGATGGCACGTATACCGCTCGCATCGAGCTAACCGGTGATGGATGCAAGGCGATAGGCGCAGCGCGCTGCGGCCATGCGCAGCGGTGGCTGGAGCTTCGAGCGAAGCTCGAAAGCTGCGCCGGAAGGATCACTCGTGTCGACGTGTGCGCCGATGACCTGGTGGGCGACTACCCGTTGCGCATGGCACAGAAGTGGTACGCCAATGGCGACTTCGACAACCGTGGTCAGCGCCCCAAGGCGCAGCTGGTGGACGACTACGACAGCGGTGACGGCAAGACGTTCTATGTGGGCGGCAAGAAGTCGGAGAAGCAGCTGCGCGTCTACGAAAAGGGCAGGGAACAGGGCGATAAGAGTTCGCCGTGGGTGCGCTATGAGGCGCAGTTCCGCAACTCTAACCGCAAGGAACTGCCACTCGACATTCTGCGTGATCCGGCCTCCTACCTGCTCGGTGCCTACCCGGTCCTGTCCTTTCTGCGCTGCGTTGCCACGCGCATCGAAATCACGAAAGCCGCGGTTGAAGCGACGTGGAAGAGCGTTCGCCGCCACATCCGCCGCCAGTACGGTGCGGCCCTCAATTTCATCGCCAAGAACTGCCCGGACGATCAGTCCCTGCGGTCGGTAATCGAATCCTGCACTTCGCCATCGCTGCCGAAGTGGGTCACAGGTGACACAGCAGCGCACTGGCCCGAAATCGCGGCCGTACAGCCAACCTCAAAGGGGTAACAGCACATGAGCATCAAGGTCACCGTCCTCAAGAACGACGTTGAAGAGCGTAAGGGCAGCTTCAAGAACGAGGCGGGTGAAATGGTTGAGTTCACCACGCGCAAGCAGAAAGCCAAGCTGGAAGCGGGTGGTTTCGCGTACCCGTTCGATGTTCGCCTGGACAACGGCCAGTCTGGCTACCCCGAGGGCGATTACGAGCTCGATGTTGAGTCCATGTTGCAGGTCAACAAGGGCGTTGCCTCGCTGAGCAAGTTCACCGTTCTGCGCATGGTGCCCAAGCCCGCACCCCGCGCAGCCGCGCAGGCCTAAGCCATGGCCGTGTGCGTGTCTCTGACGACTGAGGGGACGCTCGTACCCACCGGGGAGCCTGCATCGCAGTGTGGTGGGTATGTGCTTGTGTCAGCGGCAGAGCACGCACAGACCTCAATTCTCATCGATCTATTCCAGTGGCCCGAACCTGAGGTGGCCACTGGCTGGTTCTCGGGGGTGTTCACGTTGGTTCTTGCACTGAACGTGCTGGGCTACATCGTGGGCGCCGTCGTGAAGTCGGTCAGTACAGAACGGGATTGACCACCCATTTCCCGCGCAGATCGCGCATCACAGAAGGAGTAATGCAATGGAGTTCGACAGCATCCTGACCGGCCTCGCAGCCACCAGTGCCGTTACCGCCATCATCGGTGCCGGTGCCATCAAGGCGTCCCCGGGCTTCGCCCGCTGGGCGACCAATAAGGTCGCCACCTTCTTCCGCTGATCGCGGAAGAATCGTAACGGGGAGGGGCTGGGAAACCGGCCCCGATTCCTATGCAGACACAGCCCGATGACGTCAACGCCGAGGAATGCCAGGACGACTGGTGCCCTGAGTGTGGCGGCGATGACGTGATCGTGTTGGACGACGGGAACTTGTGGTGCTTGGAGTGCCGCATCGTCATTGATTACTAGGGGTGGACGATGGACTTCAGTGGGGTGTTCCTCGGGCTATCCGTCG